TGATTCCACAGAATGACGTAGCGGAACGTGAAGCCACCGCCCGAGGCCGTCCATGCCGCAGGGTCAGCCAGCACCAGCTTATAGACGCCGGACGTTGCGTGCTAGACGATACGGCGCAGGTATTGCCGTTCACCGTGTAGCCGCCTGATGTGGTCAGTTCCGCTGCGCTGGCCTGATTGGTATCAGTCACAGCCGGGACAGTGTTGGACAGGATAACCCGCCAAGTGTCCGTGCCACAATTGGCGTTTTCTGTCATCGCTTCGGCGAAGCTGTTGTACTTGTTAAACGTTGCCATGATTTACTCCTAGATTTCCTCGATTTGCCCAGTAGGGCCTCGTTTTACCGGGTTAAAAACTCCGTCAATCTCTACCCCTGTAATCTTGCCGTTCTCCCGAATCACCTTCTTGACAGGCTTTCTGGATACTTGTTCGATGATTGCTGAGGTAGATTTATCAACGTGCTGGAGTTGCTGCTGTAGCGCCTCTCCAAGTGAGGTCGCTAGATCGCTAACCATTCCATGCACGTTGTTGATGATGTCGTCACGCAATCCACCCGCTTTCTCAGTGGCCGCGCCGTCAATGGTGTTCTGATTGCTCTCACGGGCAAGCGTCATGCTTTGCTCATTGTTCATGCCAGCAATCGTGAGCTTGGTCTGTGAGTCAAGATCGGCTTTGTACTTGTCCACTTCCGCCTTGAGCATCGCCATCTTTTGCTCACTCTCAATGCGTAACTGCTCCATTTGAGCGTCCATGACAGCCTTGTTACGCTCCCTCTCAGCGTCGCGGGCGTCGTTACTGGCCTGCAATTCAAGCTGCATTTGTGTTTCTTTGAGCTTGGCTTGCGTCCTGATCTGCTCAATGCTGGCCGTCATTTGCTGTTCAGCCTGGAATTTGTGTACCTCGTTCTGCTGCTTCATCTGCTCGATCATCAGCTTGGGGTCTTGTGGTGGCTGTGGAGGTTCCGATTTAGACGGGTCATTCCAGAACTCGTTCGCGTCCTTGTAACCTGCGGCCCGTGCCATGCGGGTGACGGTGTTGTACAGGTGCTTCGGTGTTGCCAGCCCCATAGGAGCCATTTCCATCTGCATCATGCGCAATTGGGACAGGAAGGCGATTTGCTGCGGACGGTCACCAGAGCCGAGGGCAACGCTGATTACCATATCATTGCGCTTTGTCCACGTGCGCGGGTCTACCGGCACCCACTCACCGCGAAGCTGGATGATTTCCTGTTGACGGCTGTTTTTCAGGGTCAGTTCATGGACAAGCTGAAATAGCTGCTTTACCCCTGTTTCGGCAAAGATACGGGCGATAAACTTGATGCGCTGCTGACTTGCAGAGATCATGCTGTTGTTTGCAGCCACGCCAGCGTTGTTATTCAGCGAGTTAGCGTCAATCCCTTGGCTGCGCTCGTTAACCCCGGTACGCTTTTGGGCCAGGTTATCGACGTACTCCATCATTGGAATAGCGATAGAACCATTGGTAGGATGCGTCAACGGCATGATAGACGCCGCAGCCGGGCCATTCACCCGAACCACGCCACCGGGGCGACTGTCCAGCATATCGTCAAGATTGACAGTGTTCTCGTCGATACCGTAGCGCCCGTTATTGGCGAGATACTGGTTATCCAGCGCCCCACGTAACAAGGCGGTCTGGATGCGCTGCAAGTCCATCACCGCGTCGGACAGTGACAGGCCGTTATGCTGGTGCGGTAGTGGAATCGGGCACAGCGCCACAATGGGGACAGAATCGCAGTCTTCGTTATACAGTACCGTAGTGCCGATAACGATTACGTGTCTCAGCTCTGCCCGTCCATCGCCGTCATAGTCGCAGCGAATCCAGCATTCACGGACACGAACGCGCCTCATGGACGGGTCTGACTCTTGGCCTTCGTTGTCACGCCAAGGGTTTTCCTTGTCCCGGCGCTGCTCTTCCCAATCGTTCACGCCGCCGTCGCTGATGTCGTCGTCGATCTTCAACCCCTCAGCCCGTACCTCGCTGATGGTCTTCATTTCGGAGTGTTCAACGAATGAAGTACGCGGGTCTTGCAGGCTCAACGCTCTTGCGTGTTGGTCTACCTTGATATTCTCGGGTGGGATATTGTCGATCTTGACCGTGTTACGGGGCTTTTTGCGCTCAATCTCTACCGTGTGGATTGGCCCCATACCGCCAAGAATCACTTCATGCTCTGTGATCTCGATGTCCTGCGACATGGACAACAGGGCGAACTCGTCATCTGTTAGATTGCTGTACTTCTCACAGGTGATGTCTTCGGCATCATCCCAATACGCCTTAACGTAGCCGTTCTTTTGAATCAGTGCGTCGTGTGTCCAGCTATACCAAATCTCAAACCAGTTGTTGCGCTGGGTGATGATATGGTTGATGTAGTCAGTTTCCTGCTCTGCGGCCTTTACGTCTTCGGGGGAGCGTGGCGAGAACGATACAACTTCTTCGCCGCTGGTGAAAATGTCGGCTAATTGAGGTTTCAGCCATTCCACCGTGTCCCATACCTGACGGGCGATGACTTGGGAGCGTCCGGGGACTTCGTTTCCTAGGGGCTCGCCTAGATAGTAGTCTAGGGCTTCTTCGCGGTCATCTTGCAGACCCGTATAGCTGACAGCCTGGCTTTCATACTGTTCGATTGCCGTTATCAGTTGGCTGTCTTCCATCTTCATGGCGGTCTTTCGGGTTTAGTTTCAAAACCGGGCGGGCTTTCTCAAGCGACGCAATACGCTGCACAAGGTCAGCGACTAGATTTTCTAATTCTAGCAGTCTTTTGGCATATTCAGCCTCACGCATTTTAGCGGCAATTGTCATATTACTCCGTTATTTCGGTATTGAATGGGCTTATTCTTTTGGCCGTTCTTGACCAATCCGGGGAATAACTCAGCCAAAGCCCATATTAAAGCATCAGCCCGGTTAGGGCTTCCATCCCCCGTGTAGCCGTTGGTCGAGAAGCCCATTAGCTCGTCCTCAAGCTGTAGGAATCGGCCTACATGCCTGATCTTGCCCTGCTCATAGAGTGCGCTGAATGGCTCTGCCCGCACTGCTTTGCCCCTTGAGGCGGTGACTTGTTTGTAGTTAACCCTAGGGTTTGCGGCCTTGATGACGGCCTGAACCATAGCCCCGCCGTAGTTGATTTCAGCCACGATTGCATCGCCTTGGTGCCGTTCATAGGCATCTGTTGCGATCTTTCCCCATGTCGCGGGGCCTGCCTTCACCGTGCAGTCCTCCAGTACATAGCCGTTACCATCCGTACCCAAGCCCACTACAAAGATGCCGATTTCGTCGTTATCAGCGTTGTCCACGTCACCAGAGCCGGATGGGTCAACCCCTACGATGACCCGTATCAGGTCAGGCACTATGCCATCCGTCACCCGCCATTTGTCTATCGCCTCTTCACTAAACAGGGCGCTCGGGTTGGTGTCGGCAAACTCACCATCAAGGAACCGCTTGCGCATACGGGCAGACATGCCTTTAAGCGTATCGAGGTAGTCAGCGGATATGTTCTCAGTGTTGTCTGCCGGGTTGATCTTGAACCAGTCGTAATCCTTCGGCCTGTTCAATGGCAGCTTAGTCTCAGGGTCGCGGCCCTCAATGAATAGCCTGTATGACCAATGCGCCTTGTTGGGCGGGTTGCAGTCATAGTACATACGCGGTTTAAGCGATGTTTCGTTCCCGTCGATTGACTGGCTCACCTTTTGAGCCAACCTGGATAGCGCCATGTTGCGCGATTCATACGGTATCTGGCTAATCTCGTTGAGGTAGATCGTGGCGTACTCAGTGCCTAGAATCTTCTCGGTTCGCTCTTTGTCGTCTAGCCCACCAAACCAGATTTGACTATCGTTCGGGAATGTGACGTACCAATCCGACTTGTTTAGATCGTAGTGCATCCCCGGAAAGGCTATGTCCATCACCTTCGGGAATGTGTCCATCACGATAGACGCCTTTACCGCGTTGAAGCGGTAGCGCAGTATGACATGGCGAGACTTTGGGGCTTTCAGTGCCCTGGCGACCACGTTACGAGTGAGTAAGAACGTCTTACCTGACCGTGAGCCGCCTACCAGCATCAGGTGAGTAGCATCACCGGCAAGGATGGTTTGCGCCTCTTCCTGCTTTTCGGTCAGCTTCACAGCTTGGCGTCTTTGTCGGTCATGGTCACAGTGAACGCGCCCTTATGCTCGACAACCGCCTCAGTCCGTGCCAGCTTGGGAATGTGATATTCGACAACGGATTGAAACAGTTCAAACGCCTTAGCCGGGTTTGGCTTGATGTCGTTCTCAGGGTCACCCTCAGCAACCGCGTTTAACCAGCCGTGGAGCTTGTCAGCGTTATCGTCAACGAATAGTGCGATGGCCTGCCTAGCGTCGCTTGTGGCCTTGTTTGGTATGCCTGCGCGGCTTCCCCCGCCACTCTTGGGCAGTCCTTTCGGTTTCCCAGGTTTCCCCACTGTGTCATTCATAATTGGCACGATTATTGCATATTATGCGATATTTCCAGCTTTATGCCCGAATGACTGGCTGTACTGTGCCGGTAGCCATTTACGGGCGTCGTTCAAAGTCTGCTTTGTTGGCTCTTTGCCGTTCCTGGCGCATTCT